TCGTCAATCTCACTCTCGAATTCAATGACGTCTTCCTTGTAGTATTCGTTTAATGCGTCAGATACGCAGTCCAGGATGTCCTGCTGCTCCAAATCACTCTCCTCTTCCCACCTATGGAGCAAAGCTTTGAACTCATGAATGCACTGTCTACTGGCATCGCTCATTTCTTCTTGTTCGTAAAATTCAAACTCCCGTAGTTCTCAGGCATGATGCGTTGGACGTCCGTGCGAATAGCTTGCTTCTCCCCATGCTCGTCCTCGGTGAATCCGAGAATTCGAGTATTACTCCAAAAGCGTTCCCACGCCTTGTGTGCTTCGGGCAAGGTGAGCAACTTTTCACTCTTCCTCTTCTTCGGTTTCGTCATCCTCGTCTTCCTCGACTCCCCAGTATTCGTCGCAAAGCCAATCGTCGTTCGGTTCTATTGGGTCAATTTTCATAATGTTTCGCTACGTCTTTGATAAATTCCTCAAGTGGTTTCCGGTAGAGTTCTCGAACACGGGCATTGCCGATCTGGGCAACTAAGGTCTTCAAGTCGCTCAATGCCTTCTCTATTCGAGCCTTGTCTATTTCCATTGCTTAAACTCCTTGCGGGTGACCGTTGAGTTGCTTCTAAGTTTCTTCATGGCTTCCTTCTCAATCTGATGGACCCGTTGCTTGGAGATGCCACAAAACTCTCCAATCTCCCGGCAGGACATGGGAACCCCTCGCGGAGCAGATAAAGCCAAGATAGCAAGCAAGCAATCGGTCAGTTCCTTCTGTATGCGACTACTCTTCTCAAACGGGTCAGTCTGACCTCGCAAATACTCACCACAGGACACTCGATGAAATCCGGTCACCCTGGACATCTGTAGGGCTTCACTCATACCAACCGATCCTTCCTGTCGTACCTACCCACCAAGCGATACATGTCACCCTTCTCATGGGCTAACTTCACAACAGCACCCAATACGAACTTACCAGGTTGAGCCTTGAACTTGCCATGGCTCCCATCCTTGAACTCAACAAGACGCAAATACGGATTCTTGGGCAACATGTACACCTTGCCCATTTTCTCCAAGGGTACTTCCAAAGTCTGACGGATCATTCCCTCTTTCACCATACTCGCCTCAGAAGGTCCGTCCTCCTCCTTCAGATCAGCTTCCAACTCCAAGAGCATGGCTACTGCCTTCTTGCTCAACCGTCCCATACTCAGGTTCATACGAAAGCTGTTCGCCTTAATGCCAAGCCGCTCCGCAAATGCAGGATGCTCAATACCCGAATCCGCCAATATCTTCTTTGCCCGTTTAGTATCCATCTGTAGCCTTTCGTATTCTTTTATATTGCTATGTCAACTAAATTGAACTAAAAGACAAAAAAATATGCCAAGAATCTATAGAAGAAGAAAAAAACCTAACTCCGTAAGAGGCTTCGTTGACGATATGACTAAGAATAAAATAATCAATTCAGCCGCCAAGATCGCGGCCAAGCAATCAAACGCAACCGAAGAAGCACGGGAACTCAAAAAGGTAGATCCCGAATTGCGTAACTCAGTCGCAAACTTCCTACGCTACCGTTTAGACATGACGGAACAGGAATTCCTAAACCAGGTAAACAGCAAGCTCTCAAACATGGTAGGTGATTCACTCAACATCCTACACTCCAAGCTGGATGACATACCTCCACAAAACCTAGCCTATGCAGTATCCATCATAATGGACAAGTTCCTCACCGTCTCAGGAAGACCATCAAACATTACAGCATCCGCAAACGTCACCCTCGGACAATCAGACATGTCACCGGATCAAGTACGCGATATCCTCAAGGGTGCATCCAAAACAGTCAAAGAACAACCAACTGAGGCCTCAGAACAAAAGGTAGTCCACCTCGAACAGGACGATGAATAACAGCACTCTGGGGCCAAAGATAATACGCCTCAGAGAACTCGGATGGTCATACAATAAAATTCAACAGCAATTAAACTGTTCGAAGTCCACAATCTCCTACCACCTCTCTCCCGGTCAAAAAGAAAAGGTTAGACAGAGAGAAGCAAGACTAAGGGAAACATCACCCTCAGTCCTCCTAATGAAGCGTATATGGCACTTTCAACATCCACGAACCCAATCACCCCCAAGGCAACCGTGGTATCAGCACAAGTCACCCAGGCAAATCAAGAAGGCAATCACTCAAAAGTCCCACCAATTCCAAAAGACAATGACTTTCAACTATAAAGACGTTCACGCAAAATACGGTGACCACTTCCCCTGCGCATTAACAGGTAGACCACTCAATTGGAATAACCCCGAAGACTACCAGTACGATCACATCACCCCAATCGCACGGGGCGGAGACAATTCAATCAACAATCTCCAAATACTATGCTCAGAAGCAAACCAGGCAAAGGGACAAATGACGGACGAAGAATTCATCGACCTCTGCAAAGAAGTAGTCATCAACAAGGGCTACCAAATATACAAACCACTAGATACGACTACGAGTGGCTAATAACACTCGCGCATCTCTATGACCAAGGGTGGCCTACTCTCAGGCATTCTCATGAATGCAACACAGAAGCACAGGACCATAGAAACATAGAACCGCAGAAGCACAGGACCACAGAAGCTACGGGTGGCTACTAGGGGGCGGATAGGATCAAGAGGGGGACAGGGGGGCGGTATGGGGCTTATTGCGAAAAAAGTTGTGGGGGAGGTGATGATAATAGAGAGATTAGCGCGCTATGACGCGCGCCCCCGCCCCCCCTCTGACCCGCGTCAGTAGCTCGCGCACATTTCCTGATCCGCGTCAGGAATCGTGCCTGGGTGCGTCTCGATAGCGGGCCAGTTTCCGGTTCGTTTTGGTAGGCAAAAGACTTTGAGTCTTCTGCTAGTTGCGATAGTTGCTGGGCTTGCGTCAATATGTGACAAACCGAGGGCAAACTTTGACATGGATTCGCGGCCATGTCCTTCAATCGTTGGCGCTCAATACTTGGTACAGTTGCTCTAATTATTTATTTGCTCAAATTTCGCGAATTCTTTTTTTGCGACTCAAGGGCGAAATGAATTGGCAAGCGATAATCCGTAACATTGCGTTTGCTCTGCTTTTATTCATTCGCGACTTGATAGCATTCCTTACCCTTTTTCCTTCGCAACTCGATAGCCTCGGTTTCATCGATTGTACGCTATTGTAAAATAATGCATAAATGTGTTTGACACATACTACGGAACGTTACATGTTGCTCATATCCAACGGGGCTTTCCCGTTTCAACAACATAACCAAAGGCAAGACAATGAATAAAGTATTATCTAGTACAACGAATGAATCGTTTTTCTTTTGCTCTGATTTGAGCAAAGAAGATTCCCTAATCAACGCGTATATCCTTGAGACCGAGAGAATGTCTCTCATGCATGACAATACGTTTAGGCAAACATTGCGTGCGAAGATTCGCGAACAGAAGTTCGGCCTTATTCTCGGTCACCTATGGATCAAGAAAGCGTAATCAATCAACACACACATAACAAAAAGGACAAGACAATGAAGACTTACGATGAATGGTGCGCCGAGGACTCGGCTTTTTCCCCTACGTCTTACGAGTGGCAGATTATTGCAAAGTACTCCGGCATGACGTTTGACAAAGAAACCCTGACGCGAGGCGAATGCAATCAATTGCATAACCTAATCGACGAGTATGACGCAAAGCCTCAAAGCGTATTCGTAAACGAATCTGATTTCCTCAAGCAAGAGAAGGAAATCAAAGCGATCCTCGCAAGACTTGAGCAAGAAATTTAACCCACACACACACATCATAATGAACAAACCAATCCATCAATCCATTCTCATCGAAAAAGAATTAGGTGCCGTCCCATTGTGGCAAGTGCAGAACAAAGAAACGCCTTCCTTGGTCTACGCATGGGACGCAAAACTAATCGAATTCGTTGGACTCAAGTAAACTACTAAACACGTCAGAACTATACTATGACATACGATATTCTTATTTTACTCTGCCCATGGCTTCCCGTCTTTTGGGTAATGCACCAGTCCATCATAAACGGAGGTCAAGACAATGGATAATTTAACTGAACGCGAACGGGTCCTTCTTTGGATTCTCAAAGGGAGGGCGAAGTAATGGAAACCTTACGAGAACTAAAGCCCCAAGGCTATCATACGCCTAGCCACATCACAGCAGAATTCCAAGGCAAGCGTTTCCTCTTAACTCATTGTAATGACTTTTACACAGCGGAAAGAGTTGCTTGCGATTATCAAGCAAAGTTTCCCCTTGCAAGCTATTACGTCGGGAACGTCTACAACTCAACTTGCATCGATGGCAAGGCAAAGGATTTTCGCGAATTCTACAAAGGAAAGGCGAAGTAATGCCCCTGTATAAAATGTCGGACCTCGCGCCTTTGGCCATGGCCGAAATAAACGCCATTATTCGCTTGGCAACGGAGAAGGAGAAACTGGCGCCAAGCGCGGATCGTGGAACGATCACCGTTAAAGGGAAACGCGCGAGGCGAGCTATGCAACTTGAATTACAATTACAGCAATCGATTAGGAGAAACTAATGAAAAACGAAACAATCACCAAACAACGCGCCGAAGAGTTGCTAATGCTTTGCAAGCAATCCGCATTCGGCCCGAATTCCCGTTGCGACAATATCAAACCGGAAACGGAAGGAGAAAGGGCGAGAGTCAAAAAGATTTGGCTTACGAACCCAAGCGGTTTCTCATCCATTTATTCTACGCTTTGCGAGATTAAGAACGGGAGGGTGGCAGGATGAGCGAGGCAAAAGAGAAACGCGCAACGTTCACGCCGGGACCGTGGGTGACCTCGCGCTCGACACATGGCACTTGGATCGAGTCGGCAAAGGTCAAGGCTACCTGGTCACTCAAGGAAGGGCGATGGGCTGGGCATGTCGTTTCCCTGCCTGATCATATGGAACAAGACGGCATTCAATGCGGTTCGATTGCAGGACAAGACAAAACACAAGGAGAAATCGAAGCAAACGCTCGCCTAATCGCGGCAGCCCCTGAGTTGCACGCCCAATCGAAGATCCTTGAGCGGTTACTTACAGAGCTTGCGATGCAAGGAGAAACGGGGACGGACGAAGCGCTTGACGAGGTTCGCGCTGTTCTCGCAAAGGTAGACGGGGGTGAAGGATGAGCGGTCAACCTACTGAAGAGGATTTTCATGACGCGCTTGCAAACTTTCAAACTCCGGTGCGCGGATCCAACGACCAGGAATATCAAATTTACCTTGATTGCGCTGATGACGGCAAGGGTGGAGACATAACGAGAAACGGGGAGCCTTTGCTCACGTTTGACGAGTGGCTCGCAAGGTAACCCTTTTGTTCTAGTCCTATGCCCTCGCGGGGCGGGATACCTCGCGGGGGCTTTTTATAGGGCTTGAACGGAAGGAGAAACGGCCCAAACCGTACCCTCCTGAGTGAGGCCGGATCTTTTGCCTGGTTACGCCTAATCCCTTAAGGCACCTTAAAAGCCCTTTGCTACCCTCACACGGGTATTGACCCTCTTTTTCTACCAAACGCACGATTAGGTGCCTCTATGGTCACGCATTGTGCCTCTTTGAAGCTTTCTGTAGTCCTACCATGACGGTTGCGAAGGAGAAACGGGGGATTCTTCATTCAATCTGCTTGGAATGTGAGTTGTAAAACGCCCTACGCTTTTGTCGAACTCCGCAAGGACATATCCGGTTTCCCCGTTTCGATTCTTCGCGAGGTGAATTCGGATGATGTCCTTGGAAGGAGAAACTTCCTTTTCTTTGCTGAGTAGCATCACGCAATCCGCATCTTGCTCAATGGACCCGGACTCTCGGAGATCCGACAATGCGGGTTTGCGGTTTTGTGCTTCCAGGTTGCGGTTTAGTTGGCTTAACGCGACCACGGGCAAGTCAAGCTCCAGGGCTTGTGCTTTCATGCTACGAGAAATCGCGCTCACTTCCTCATGGCGGGAGGAGAAACCGGGAGAGGTTAAGAGTTGCAAGTAGTCTATGACCGCCAAGCCTAGTTCTCCTTCCAAGCGTTGTTGAGCGAGAAATGCGCAGAATGCTTCAAGGGTAGATTGGTTATCATCTTTGAATGTAATCGGCCAACCTCGTAACGCTTTGACGGTTTGCTCAATCTTTTGCCTGTCGCTGTGGGAGAGACTGCCTTGTGCGGTTGGACGAGAAACTCCGCTCACGGAAGTGAGTAACCTGCCAGCGCATTCCGGTGCGGTCATTTCGAGACTGGCGTAAGAGGAACGGATTCCCTTTTGTGCTGCTTGGATTGCCAAGTGGATCGCAAGTGCGGATTTTCCAATACCTGGACGTGCCGCAATGACATACAAGCTTCCGTTCTTGAGTCCTCCTTGTAAGTGGGCATCCAGTTTGTGAAACCCCGTGGGGATTGCGGAGACTCCGCCTGCATCGATGTTGTAAAAATCCGCTTGTGCTTGGGTGGCTGCATCTTTGAGAGAAACCTGTCCTTTGCGTTTACTCAGTGCCTTGGCTACGGAATGGGTGAAGGAGGAAGCAACCTCTTCTGCGGTTCCTCCGTCTTTGATTGTGTCTTGTGCCTTGAGTATCGCCAACTCGATTGCACGGTGGTTGCGGTGTTCAATGAGGTAATCAACGTAACGCTCGATTTGTCCACCTCCATACTGCTCCGAAATAAAAGTAATGGAATCCGCCAGTGATGGTTCCGCAATGAGGATGTCTATCTCGTTGCACTTTGGGGCGAGCTTACCGATTGCTTCGAATATGCGTTGCCTTTCGGGAGAGGAGAAATCTTGGGGGGTTAGATGCTCAAGAGCGGTAGCCGATCCTCGGCCCGACTCATCACGCATGGATGCGGCAAGGACCGCAATTTCCGCTAGGTCGTAATCCATCTTAGAATTCGTTCTCCTGTTTGGTCTGCAAAATCTGAGGATAGTTTTGCGGGAGGTAACCGTTCACCGCTAATGCGAATGCCTTGTCCCAATTTACGTAACGATAATCTTTTGCTTCCGCTTGGGCTTTGAAAAACCTAACTGCTTTTTCGTGGTCCACTCCTGCCTCTTCGCAAATCGCTTTTG